AGTTACTTCTTTACTTAATTTAATGTTTCCCTCAATAAGTCTTGTAACTACCGGTGGAGTTGCACTGCTATATATTTCTAAATCATATACAGCTTGATTAAAATCAAGTAATGAACTAGTTGTAGATGAGATATAAATTCCAATAGCTCCAGAGGCAGGAGTTGTAGATCCATTAGATCCAGAAAAGTTTAATCCTGTTCCATCAGGATTTAATGAGCTAGATAAGGTTAAGTATACTTGAGATGAATCTACAGTTGGTCGAATTTGCATTCTTCCACTATACCCCGATAAGCTAATAGGGGTATTAGTGCTGTCTTTATATTGTATCTCAAAAGATAATGTAGCACCTTGTTCTATTATAAAAGAATATTTTCCAGCAGACATATTAGTTTATTATAAATATTACTTTAAATTAAATTATAAACTTCCTGTTGTTTCTAATCCAAATACAACTTTGGTTTTATTAAAAAATGTACCTATACCGTTAGCAATATCTTTATTAATAGCATCTGGTATTAAATGTCCATATAATTTTAAATCAAATGTTGATTTTACAACACGATCTGTGTTTTGTTGTAATTCAACTGCTGTAGTATAGTTAGCAATAGTTGTTCTGAACTTAAACCTTTCTGGATCACCCCAATAAGAATTTGCAGCATAGTTAATTGACTCAAGTATACGGTTCATTTGCTCAATATAATACGTGTAAACCGTAATTGTATACGTTAAATTTACAAAGTCTGGGTATATTACACCATAATATTGGACTTGAGGTTTTCTGTTGTTTAAAACGCTAAAATTATCATATACGTTTCTTTGGTTAAATTTTTTCTGAAAAATACCAAAGTTATAAGGGTAAGCACTATCCAATAATTTATTACCTAGGTTATTTACTTGATCAAAACTTGTACGTTTGAATGAAATTAATGGCGCCATTAACTTACCGTTTTTATCACGGTAATAACCATCTTTTTGCATCATTTTCCATTTTTCAGCATCACCGTATACTACGGGTACAGCTATTCTTTCTCCATTTTGTACTACAAAAGGACGAATAACATTATCAAAATAGTAAATAATAGTTTCATCTAAATCTTTTAAACCAATACTAAACGGTTTTACATCATCCCCTTTAAATGAACGGTGTTCCCCCCTGTTTATAACAGTAGTTGAGTTTGGGTTACCTTGATTAGGCAAATAGGGATCAACAAAGCTATCGCTTATTTCCCTTTGACTTTCAGGTCTTACCTCTCTAGTTGGTTTATTTTTAGCCACGTTCTTTAGTTATTTGTACCTTGTCACTTGGAACAAGGTGAGTTTGACATATAAGTGAAATAGAACGGCCAAAGTCACCTAAACTTAAATAAGGGTATTCGGCATTTTTACCTGAGAATAGTTGGTTTTCTGTTACAGAGTCTACCTCATAGTAATTTTCATACCACATGATTATATCACCAACAGATAAAGTTAAATCAAAATCAATTAAATCATCTCTTAAGAATGCAAATCCTAACTCACGATCTACATCAGGACCTAATTCATTTACTCCCCACTGTTGATCACCTCGAGTAATCAAACAATTTAATAGTAAAGGACCATTATAATATTTGTTTAAAGCCTCACCATACATGTTGGTGGTACTTTGATCTAGTTTTAGTGTATAATAACCTACTTGTTGGGTAATAATATCTCCCATTAGCTCACGTGATACGTGTCTAAACATTGAAATATCACGCTGAGTTCCAAATAAAGCCATTAGGTGGTAGGAGTTATAGTTTCCAATTTAGGTTTAACAAATACAACTCCTTTTATTTTTCCATCAAAACTATCACCTTGAACAATATTATTTCTAATTTTTTTAGCTACCTCTAAAGGGGATTTATCAGTCATGAATTTAACTTTAATTAGGTAAAATTCATAATCATTATTTTTCTTAGAAAGATCTACTAGTCTATCACTATGTTCGGGCATAGCAACAATCACGTTTTTTACACCGCGAATTCGATCGACAACGTAAGTTAAATTAGTACTTTTAGTTATTTTAACTAAATAAAATACTTTATATTTATTATATTTTTCTGTTATTTCTTTACGTGCCATTATCCTACATATATTACAAAGGGTATATTACTTAATTCTTGTTTAATAAAATCACTTTCGTCTTTTTTTCGTTCTAGTAAAGCCTTACGAGAAGTATCATCCAAAAATCCTCTAATTCTTTCAATTAATGCTGTTTTTTCTTCTTTAGCTTGAGTAATTAAATCAGGACCATTTAACCTAATTTCAGCTCCAGGAATAGGAATTTGTTCGTATTTATTACGAATTAATCCTAACATTTCTTTAGCTATAGCTAAAGTATATTCAAATATCCATTGCCTACCCACAGAATTAATTTGTGAATAAACTGGGTTGTTCATAGGAACATTTGATATATTAGATATTTTTCCATTACCTTCACTTCCAGAAACAAAACCAGAATTTCTTTCATCTAATTTAATATATTGAAATAATAAACTACTTACATCACCTGTAGGGATAGGGAATAGTCTTAATTTATTATTTTGAATTTCAAATGAATAATTTGATTTTCGAATTTGGTCGTTAAATTCAATTGCTTGAATTTTTTCTAAATCTGCATATACGGGCATTAATAAAAAGTTAATACCAGGTGAATAGTTACCAAAACCAAATGTTTCTAATAGTGATTGAACACCGGTACCTGTACCAGCATATGGATCAAAATAACGAACAATAGCTGGGGGGGCTTCATAGAATACTCTTTTAATTTCAATACCACCTGTAATACTTTGAGATACAGCCCAGTCATCTAAATCATATACTTGTTGATTATGATTTAATGTAATAGATCCTGTATACCAATCAACATCCCCTCCAGTTCCTGCTTCAGCACCATACTGACGAGCAATACGGATAATATTTCCTAAGTTAGGGCGGGATAATGTATTATTTTGAGCAATTGATCCCGTACTATTACCTTCTAAAGACAAGTAATTATCTCTAATTTTAAATGAATACAATTGATTTCCATATGTAGTAACAGCTTCCTCAAAAGCAGCATAAAAATGTATATCTTGTAATTCAACTTCCATTATAGGATAACCTAAACGAGTTGCACAAAACTGAGCCATTTTATCAGCATCTGTTTGAAAAGTAAAATCATAGTCATAAAATCCAAAAGGAGTCATTCCAGGAAAGAATGAACTAGATCCTGGCCATATGGGAATATTTTGATAGGTAGTAGCCATTTATTATAAATATTTAGTCTTTGTATTTCTCGTAGACTGAAAGAATGGGCTCAACTATAGGATGTCTGTGGTTAGATGTTAATGTAATTACTTTTACGTTAGGTACTTCCTCTAGTCTTAGGAAGAAATCAAATCCTGTGTCTTTTTTGTTTTTTAAGTCACATTGTGTCATATCGCCACAAAATACCATTCTTGAATTTAAACCTAATCGACCAATCATCAATTCGGTTTGTTTCATAGTAGCGTTTTGGGCCTCATCAATTAGGATAAAGCAGTTAGTGAAGGTATTACCCCTCAAAAACCCAAATGGGGCGACAGTTACTTTCCCCTCTTGTACTAACTTGTCGCTTTTTTCCTTACCAATCAGCTCGTGCATGATATTATAAATGGGGGAGGTAAGGTAAGATAGTTTCTCGTCAACGTTACCCGGAAGGAATCCAATGTCCTCCCCTGCTGTTACGAATGGACGAGCTATAATTATTTTTTCAATCTCACGATTGAATAATAAATCTAAAGCAGCCTGTATGGCTAATGAGGTTTTACCTGAACCTGCTTTACCTTTAATAGCAATTACGGTATTAGTTAGTATAGCGGCTTTGGCTTGTTTTTGTTCAGGATTTAATACAATTCCAAACTTAATAGGAGTTTTAGGTCTTCTTTTTTCTTTAAAAACCTCATCAGTGTGATGGTTGCTTGTCATGATAACTTGTTCTATGATACATATTAATATACAAAAAGACCCGAGCAAAGCCCGGGTCTCTTTATAAGTTTTAATCTATTCCTTTTAAGATTAGATAGTGTTCAAACCACTAACATAGATCTTACCATAGAATTCAGGACGAACCATTTTCTTGGCATAACGAGTCAACAAACCTTTACGAGGAGTGAAGGTGTTAGGATCGTAGATCAAAGGAGTCATGATCAAAGGAATGTAAGGAGCAAACACAGCACCAGTTTCCAAGAATTGGCTACCACGGAAACCTAACAAAATAGTGTTTTCGGTCATGTATGGGTTCTTGTAAACTTTCAAGTGGCTGTTGATAGAACCAGCTTTCATTACACCGAAGTTGTAATTCATTTTGGTTACATCACCGTTAGTGTCAGCAGCGTATCCTGGAATTGATTCCAACACAGTAGCAACTTGAGGAGCAACTACCATGAAGTTAGCACCACCACGCAATGTTTTCTGGTGGATGATGTTAGATAATTTTTGGATTTTAGTTCCCAAAGTTTGGAACCAACCACCTTGAGTGTTGAAGAATGCTGAAGAGTTAGCTACGAAAGCAGTACCAGCAGTGTTGATTACTTGGTTGTTAGCAGCTGACCAGTACTCAGTACCAGCGGCAGCACCGTCGATCAACATATCCAAGATTTCCAAATCAATTTCCAAAGAAATGTACTCGCTCATAACTGAAGTCAATTCAGCTTCAGCATCCAATGAATGGTAAGCGTTCAAATCTTGAGCGAATTCAGGAGTCCATACGGCTTTCAACTTACGAGTTTTAGCAACGATAGAATCTGATTTCATTTGTACGTTGATTTCAGGAATTGAAATAGAGCTGTTACCAGCGTTCAAAGCAGTGTTACCATCTTCGAAATCACCACGCTTGTTATCAGCAGGAGCTAAACTGTAAGATACAGAACAGTTAGTGTGAGTTAAAGCGATGTTATTTGCTAATGAAGAAGTAGGAACAATGAAAGTAACTGTACTAGTACCGTTATCAGTTGTGAAAGCAGGTACGTTGTTAGATACTAACAAAGTTGAACCAGAGGCAATAGTGAAAGCACGAGCAGCAGTGAAGTCAGTAGTTGAAGGCAAGGTAACTTGCAACTTAGCATAACCAGCAAATGATGAACTAAAATTATCATCAAAGCGGAAGTCAGCCCAACTCATACCACTACCAGAAGCAGTTACAGTTGCAGACATTACTGATCCAGTATTGTTAATAGAGTAACCGAAACGGCCAGCCCCGTAAGCACCACCAGTATTGGTGTTACCGAAAGGAAGAGCAGATCCACTGTCACCGTACATAGATTGACCAGCGGTGAAAGGAGTCTTAGTAGTACCGTATTGGAAATCCAAGTAGAATACAAGACCTGAAGGCAAGTTCATAGGTTGAACGCTTACTAATTCTTTAGAAGCGATCTGACCGAACACCTTACGAACCAAAGGCAAAGCTACACCAGCCCACTGTTCACCAGCACCTGTTGTAAATGAACCTCCAGCTACACCTGCGCCAGAAAGAGATGATTCGTTAACCAACTGTTTAGCTTGGTTTTCAAGAATCATAGACATGTTGTTTTTCTCGTGATCAGAGCTAATACCTTCTAAAAGGCCGGTCTTAGACCATTTGTTAGCTAAACGAGCTGCATCGTTTTGGACTGCCTTATAAGGAGAGGCGCTTTCCAATAAAGATTGTAATTCCATTTTTTATTTGTTGTTTGTTTTAAGGTTTTTGTTTTGTTTAAATTAATCCTGCTAATTTTTTAAATCTTGTTACCATTGCATCTTCTTCAACAATCATTTGTTTTTGTTGGTGTTGAGACACTCCAGTAGGTTTAGAAGCAAATCCTAATGATTCTTTAACTACTTGTTTCTTAGCAGTTGAGAAAGAACTAGATAAAGTTTCATATACAAGTTCTACTTCTTTAATAGTGGTAGCTTTATCAAAAGTTGATAAAACTTTTACTTTTTGTGATTCGTTTAAGCTACGAGCTTTGAAGATTTTGTTAGTGTAAAGCAATTTAGCGTTGAAGAGTTTCATTTCTTGAAGTTCACCTTTAAGAGCTTTGATTACTTTAACAGCTTCATCAAGTTCTTTTTTAGCTTTATCATCTTCTTTTTTCTTAGCTTCTTCTTTTTTAGGCATTTCTTTTTTACCTTTTTTCTTAAGTTCAGCTAATAATTCGTCGATGCTAAAATCTTCTTCAATTTCTTCTTCATCACCCATCATTTCCTCACCATCTACTACTTCTTCGTCACCCATCATCTCTTCTTCATCACCCATCATTTCTTCTTCTTCACCTTCGTACTCAGGACCAGCTTGCAATTCACCTGATTCGATCATTTTTTCAATTTCATCTTCGATGATTTTTTTCAATGATTCAACGTCGGTAATGTCAATTTCTTCGTCCTCGTCTTCTTCTTCTTCTTCTTCCTTTTCCTCTTCGTCTTCTTTAGCTTCGTTTAATTCTTCTTCAGATACTTCTTCAGATGCTTCTTCTTCTAATTCCAATTCAGCTAACAATTCGTCAAGGTTAAGTTCGTCAATAGTTTCGTCGCCCATCATATCCACCTCATCTACTGGGGCTTCTATAGTTTCTTCATCATAAGACATTTCATTTTGTAAAAAGTCTTTGTCTGTAGAGTCGCCATATTCGTCTTCATACATTTCGTCTTTAGATTCATAGGTTTCTTCTTCCATTTCTGAAAGTTTTTGAGTAAGCTTTTCTCTCAAAAATGGAGCGAAGGCTTCCTCAAGGGCAACTTTTGCGTTCGCAATAGCTGCTTCTTTGACAGCTTTTGCATCAGCAATAGCTTCTTTGAATAATTCTCGATTGTTCATTTTCCTAAAATTTTTTTATAATAAGTTTTTTTGTTTGGGAAGTACGCTTATTAGAGAAGCGTAATGTGATTTTTTTAATAAGGATGCTATATAGAGATAGCATATTGTCCCGTATACGTATATCGATATTTCTAAAAACACGAGAAAAAGAAACCCTCCTTTTTAGGGGAGGGTCGGTCCAAGGAGACTATCCAAGGGGGGGGTTAAAATACGGGGCAAGTTCCATTAGAGCATAAAATATCTCTAATTATATTATTTACTCTAGAGTAATTTTTAGTAGGATTATGTTGTATACTTTCGTTTAATCCAACAGTCATCATATATGAACCAGGATTAGAAGGAGTTGATACAAAGTCCCAACACAATAATTCAAAATCATCTTGTACTTCCATCATATTTTCACCCATTGGTTTTAAACTTCCCATACCACGAGAAGATACACCAACGGAAATACCTGAATCAATTAATGCTTTAACAATATTACCTGATGGGGTAGGTAGTATTTCTAATTTGCCCATCACGTTACCTCCATCCCACCAGATATCAATAATGTTGTGAGATACGTTTTTTAAGTTAATAACTTGAGTTTCGGGGTGATCTAATTCACCACATGCACGACGGTCTTTAATCAGGTTCATGTATTTTTTAATTTCCCGATCCCATAAATCTTTAGAATAATAGCGACCATTTCCATTTTTTACCTCAGGGGTAGCCAAAATACCTTCAACAATCATGTTGCCGGATTTGGACTTTAACCCTTCTGTTAGTTTAACAGGTTGAGGCACAAAGGTAATGGTTTCTATAAGGAGGGTTTTACTCATTATTTTCCGGTTAATCGTTTTAAGATTTCTTTAACTAAAGTGTCTTTAGATTCGCCTAAATTAAATGCTTTATCAAGGCCAAATGATTCTAATTTAGCTTTAAGAGCATTTTTAATAGATACTTCGGCCTGGTCAAATTTGCGTTTAAAGGCTTGCATATCATTATTATCCATTTTATCTATAACTTTCCCAAGCCTTTCTTTATCCATTTGGAGTAACATAGAGGGAGTAGGAACATCAATTTCATTACCGTATGATTCTTTTAATTTAACTGGTTCCATTCCCGAAGAGGCATATTTGCCTTTTACTTCTTTAGTTTTACCTAAGCCTGGAGCTTCCTCAGTATAGCCTAAACCTTCAACACCAAATTGACCTGATTTAACATAGTGTAATTGGTCTTTAGCTAAGTTTTTAACTACGATATCTCTAATTTCTTCTACTGTTTTATCAACGTTTTTAGCGTTTCTTGACTCAACATAAAATCCTAATAAGAATTCAGCACCACTTTGGTTATCAATATTTTTCTTATTTTTATAATCAAATCCTTTAGTTTCTAAATCAGTTACATCTTTAGTTGGTTTCTTTTCTTCAGCTTTAGCTTCCTCATTCAATTTAGCCATATTAGTGTTGAAGATTTCAAAGAAATTAGGTCCACTTGAATTAGATACTAATCCTTGAGCTACCATTTCGCTGATGATTGATTTTTGTTTTAATACATTTACTACTTGGTCAAATGAAGATTGAGCAGTAAATAAATGAGGGAATTGTTTTAATGCTTGCTTATGAAAAGCAGTTGCATTACCTTTTCCTTCAACTATTAAATTGTATTGTTCTTGTAGAGTTTGTTGTCTCATTTTATTCTATATTATTTAATTCTCTAAAATCTTCTTCAGACATTATAAATCCATCATTTTGTAATTCAGCTTCGGCTTTTTTAAGTTCATCAGGATTTAATTTACCTAATTTATTAACATTACCATCTTCATCTACAAAATAATACATTTCTACATCTTCATTATCTTTATTCCCTAATCCCGTACTACCTGGTATAGCTTTAATTTCTTTATATAAACCTTCTAAGCTAAGAGGGGTAGATTCTTTAACTTCAGCTTCAGGAGATTCAGTATCAGCTGCTGTTGTAGGTTGAGATTTTTTACGTAAGTCAATAATTTGAGTTGTTAACTTTTCTATATCGTCTGCAATAGCGTCAAAAACACCAGGTCCTAAATTTTCACCTTTAGATAAAAGTGCTTGTACCTCTTGTTGGAGGTTTAGCATTTTTACTTTTAGGTAGCGTTTGTTATTCATATGTTATAAATATGTATTATTTCCACAAGTCTTTATATTCCATACCTTTGGCCTGTTTTCTCATCTGTTCCTTATTAACAGGTTTCCAACCCATCTTTAAGTAGTAATTACGGGAAGTACCTTTAGCTTTTTTATTAGGGTTAAAAGCAAATGGAGTAGCATATTGCTCTCCAGCTCCAGTAGACATACCTGCTCCTGCTACTCCGCCTCCAGTGGCAGATATTTCAGTAACAACTTTTCTTATAATTTCTTTAAGTTGTTTCTTTTTCATTTGCCTTTCATTTTTTCGTATTCTTTACGATAATTGTTGCGGAGATGACCTCTAATTCTATTTTTAATGTATTGTATTTCTTTAAAAATATCTTCAAATTCTTGATCTTCTTCAGCTTGTAACATTACTGCTCTAGAGGTAGACTCTAATTGCAAAGCATCTTTAAGAAGTTTTTCAAAGTTAGGAGTATATGTTACTTTAGATACAACACTACGAGCTTCAGGGTCAACTTCTCCAGGTTCAACAGTAAACTTACGAGGAGTAGGTTCTACCTCACTTAATATCTTATTTACTAACTGTTCTAATTTCATCGATCAATTGATAATATTGTAAAAGATTAACTATATCCTCGTTATTAATTGAAGATTCTTTAGATAATTCAGAAATAATATTTACTATTTCATTTAATTTAATTACTGTAACTTTATCATCAACTGATTTAATTAATGTTTTTAATTCAGTTTTAATTTCGCTGATTTGGTTATTATAAAATTCTTTTAGTTTAGGTGTTGAATCTACTTCAGTAATGAATTGCTTTAGTACGGCTTTTTGTTTTTCATTTAAACCATCGTACTTATCGTTGAATTTTTCTAACAGTATACGATAAGTTAAAATACGTAAATCTTTATCGTATTTTTTAAATTCCTCAATTACCTCGTCTTTAACCTCTTTTTTATTAATTTTAGATGTGGTTAAAATTTCAAGTAATGTTACTTTATTAGTAATAATAGCATCAGGATTAACCAAGTTATCATTATTGTAAACTTCCATTAATGAATATAAAGCAGCATATGCCTTATAGTTAGGTAATTTAATTTTAAAAAATTCATCTAAATTATAATTATCACGAATTTCTTTAATTAAGTTATATTTTTCTCTACGTAGATTACCTCGATTTAATTTTTTAGAAGTTTCTAAAATAGTATTAATAACAATATTAGCAGTTGATTCAGTTAAAGGTAATTTTTTTAACAATGATTCGTATAATTTATATTCTTTACTTAATTCACTTTTAAGAAAATACTTTTTAATAATATCAAGCGCGGGTGATTGTTTTCCCGAAATAGTATCTGCGGTTACCTGTCTAATAAGCAATTCAAAAATTAACCCAGAATTTTTATATTTGCTATGCTTAAGCTTAGTCATTTATTATAAATATGATTAAAAAAATTATTCCTTAATTTTAGATTCATCTAATAAAGAGGCAGCTCTTTGTTCATCATCAAATGATAATTTTTTATTTAAACTTTCAAATAATGATTTATTTTTTAATAATGCTGTTTTAGCCTCATATGATACCTGTGGTCGGGTAGGACTATAGTTTTCCTGGTCATCTACCTTTGTAGCTTTAACTCCTAATCTATCCCTACCCAAAGCATTATTTTGAGTATTAATATCTGATACTTTTTCTTTAGGGCGTCCTAATAATGGCTCATCCTCATTATATCCACCAGGAACATTTTTAGATGCTTCATAACGACCCGTACCATATAAAGCAGCTAAGTCGTGTGGTGTACCATATGATTTACCAGTTTCAATAGGATCGTTACCTTCACTTTCAAGCTGAGTTAAACGGAATGTGCGTTTCATATCTTCGCGCATTAAATCTCTATAGCTATCATATTCATCTTCACTAAAGTGGAAAATATTATCATAAATCCAGTCTGTAGGTAAAAGTTTAGTATCAATAATGTTACGAGCTAATTCTACTTTCTCTTTAAGTAAGTTAATTCTTTCTTGATCATAAATAATAGAAGGTGTAGTTAATCCTAATTCAAAATTAGTTAACCCTTCATTATTGTATCCTTGAGAATATAAATGTACTAAAGCAATTTTATATAATTCAGATAAAATAATCTTTTGAATACGTTCAATTGTACGAGCAAAACGAATATCTTCAGCCGCTAATGTTGCTTTACCTGTTAAATCTTTTTCATATCCAAAGAATGCTTTAGGTACTTTAAGAGCAGCAATCATTTTATCTCTTAAATATGTAACATCTTGAATACCATCGTATTCTAATCCTTTTGTAGTTTCAATTTTGGTTGTTGCATCATTACCACGAACAGGAATATAAAAATCCTCCATCATGTTTTGCATGTTGAATTTTAAGTTGTATTGGCCTGTTTGAGGATCAATGTATGGAGTACGTTTCATTTTAGAAACTGTTTTTTCCATAAATGCATCTATCTCATTTGGTGGAATATTACCAACATTCATGTAGAAAACGCGCTTTTCAGGCGCTCTAACAATACGATGTACAAGCATCGCGTCCTCCATTAATACCATCTGTTTATACGATTTACGCGCAGGTTCAATATATGAACGACCATAAGGTAAATAGTTAACATCTGTTAATAAACGGAAGTGAGCTATTTCATAGTTATCAAAATAGATAGCATTATCTATCCTGTTTGTATATGCATATCCTGAAGCAGTAGAGCCACCGCCTGATAATCCATCGGGGTCAAATTTAAATCTTACTGATGCCGGGTTTTTAACATCGTATCCTTCTTCTCGGCTAATATTATATGCGGTATAGGGAATAATATTGTATACACCAAATTTTTCAGCAATTTCTAGCTTTAAGAAAAAATCACCATACTTACACATTTGGCGAATCCATGCCCATAAGTTAAATTCAATATTTAATACATCATAGAATAAATTGTAGAGAATTTTTTGAATATCATCATCACTAGAACGAATTTGAAGTACTTCTCCCATATCGTTCTTTAAAGTACATTCATCACAAATAATATCTAATGTAGAGGCAATAATAGAATCTGTATCCATAGCCTCATAATCAGAGTATAGTTGAGTTCTTAATGTTTGATAATTAAGAGCAGGGTTATAAATAGGGGCTGCTCCTGTTAAGTGTAATCGAGTAAATCGATCAATTAATGAGTTGGTTTCAACCTGTCCTGCTTGTTGAATTTTGTTAACATCTATAATCTTAAGTTCATCTCCACCAATGTTTCTTACGATAACATCCGTTGAAAATAATCGTTTAAGTCGCGTGAATAAACTGGTATCTGCCATTTGTGTTTGTTATAAATATTTAGAGAAGCCAAGTAATATCTTCGTTATCAGTTCCTATATCCATACTCCAGGGATTACCACCATAAGCTGTTTTAGGTGAGTATACTCCTGAGGTATTCATTTGGGTTGCTTTAAACGAATTAAGAGAGGCTCTTGTTAAGTCTTGTGATTGTTGTTGAAAACGTAATGATGTATCTCTTAGATACATTCCAATACCAAAAGCCATTACTAAGTCATCGTTGTATCCTCCTTGAGCTTCAGCTCGTCCATTTTTCCAGATAAACACTTTCATTTCCTCTAATAACCGTTTTGATTGGATTATTACAGAACGATCTCCGATGTATTCTCTAAATTTATTTATAACTAGGGGGCGTGATTTTAATGACATAGTAAAACCAGGAGTTAGATTAGGATTATTTTCATATCTTTGAAAATACGACTCAACTGTTAAAGTATCACCTCCTTTGGGAGAATAATACAAATTTCTATATCCTCTTTCCAAAATAGCTTCTATGGTTGACCACCCAATAGATGAGTTTTCAACCACCAATAAAGCCTGATTGTATTCAGTAGCAATACCTACTAGAAAATATCCAAATTCTTTAGTAGACATTTGTCCTTTATATTCAGCAACTTGTACATTAGTTGCTACATCCATAATGTGAAAAGTTGAAAAGTCTTTACCATCACCTCTAGCTACGTCTGCTACTACCATATAATCTCTTGTATAGTCTGCAGGTTCCCATATCCATAAATTTTGGTCAACTCCTCTTCTTTCGAGTGGTTCTCGTATTGTTGTTTCTTTAATGAAATCTAACCATTCAGGGTAAAATACTACTTCACCTGAAGTACTAAAATCGCAATCACATTCCTGTGCTGCTAATCTAGGATCACCTAGTAATTCATCTTGTTTTTTCCTCCATGCCTCATCTCGTTCAGGGTGAACGAACCAGGGTAATCTAATAGGAAGAAAATCATTTTCCTTTGCTTCTGCTCGAGTCCATGTTTGATGGAACCAGTTTCCAGTTCCATAAGGTGTTGAAAGTACAATTGCTCCACCACCTGTGGCTAGTGTTTGTTGTGCTGATGCCCATATTTCTCCAATATTTTCAATGAACGCTGCCTCATCTACAAGCAGCATAGAAACGGCTTCTGATCGACCTGCATCTGAACTTGCTGATGTTGCTTTGATTTGGGAACCATTGTTTAATCTTAATGTTAATTTACTATCTTCTAGTGGTTTATCTTTTTCTTTTAACCATGAAGGTAAACTATCATACATAAAACGTACTTTTGTAACCATGTTTTTAGCAGTATCCTGCTTAGTTGCAATACAAAGAACGTTTTTATCTTTATGAAATAACATTAACCATAAAGAATAACCTGCGGCTAATGTTGATATACCTAACTGTCTTGATTTTAAGATAATAGAATATGGATTATCTCTCCATAAATGTAATACCTTAGATTGGAAGGGATATAAATTAAACAATACTCTACCACGTTGCGGATGCTGGATGTGGCAGTATTTTTTCATGAAATGAGCAGGATCCTGAACACATTTAATGTATTCCTGCTTGATAATTTCTCTATAGTCTACATTTTCACTCATAGTGCAACTAGCAAACCACTAATAATAGATACTACAGCAACACCATATGCTACTTTTATACCTTTTTTAGCTGTTTTTAACGCTTTATCATATAACTCAACTTGTTTATTTTTATTATCAATGATTTGAACGTAATTCAATTCATTCTTTTTATATAAATCAATTTGATTGTTTTTATTTTTAATCAATGTATCTTGTTGAGATACAATAACATTTAAAAGAGTTACAGAATCACGAGTGATTCCAATTTGATTCTTTAAATAATCTCTTTCGGTTTTAACCAGTAGTGCTTTTTTTAAAGTAGCACAAGGTACACAACATTGGGTATCAATCGAAAGCGTTTGTGAATTCGCGAACGAGGATAGGATTAGACATAGTGTCAACACGATTATGTTCTTCATTGTACAATTTTTTATAAATATTTGCTTTACCGTTTAACTCACCCATTTTAAATTTAGTGTTTTGAATCTCATTATCCAACACAGCATTTAATGAATCAATACGATGGATGAGTTTTTGATTGTCTTCAACTTTAGCTAATAAAGAATCATTAGCTCGGTTTAACGAGTCTATTTGAGATTGGAAGTTGGTTTTATCATGTCTAAGTCCTAGATTAATAAGGATTAGGATGATAGATACAACAATGGTTAGGGTAATAATACTTTTTTTCATATAACTAGTTTTAATTGGTTTAAATAAAGTCTACAGGATCTTTAGCTGTACCTAAATTAGGTTTACGAGTTGTTTGTCTAGCCGTATTTATAGCTTGTTGTTTTTGTTGAGGTGTTAATTTATCCGGATTGGGGACATCAATTGTGGTTTCTTTAAGAGCTTTTTTGATGATTTCTCTTAATTCTTTGCGTGTCATTATCTTAATTTTTTAATAATATCAGCAGCTCTTTTCTTCTTTTCATTAATGCCTTTTTTAGCATCACGGAATTCATTCATAGATGCTTCTAAGTCTTTAATACTTGCTTCCATTTCTTTAATAGCTTCAGAAGCTTTTTGGTTAGCGGCAGGACGTTTTGCATAAACACCTAATACACTTTTAGGGTCAATGTTATCAAATACAGTCATTTCTTTTACAATACCGGCTTTGGTTGAACCTTTTTTAGGTTTTTCTACAACGTAGAATGAACCAACTTCATCTACGGGTTTTACTTCCTCTAATACTTCTTCATTGACAGATTCAATGATCAATTTACGTAAATCAGATAATTTCATACTTATAAATATTAGAACTTTATTGTTTCTAATACTTTTTGTACACGTTCATCTGTTGTACCTGAAATAATGGTAAATTTGTTAATTAGTGGTTTATATGCATTAATAATATAGTTAATTGTTTTATCAATTGTTTGTCTATATTCAGAATTTGTTTCACGAACACCATTATCTTCTATTTCAACACCTTCAGGTGATACATAAAATATGTAATCATACTCTGAAATGAGTAACTTGGCATAGTTTTCAAATTTGTGTTTATCATTATAAAAAATAGAAGAAGCATTTAATGTAAATGCCATAACATCAATTACTGTTCTATCAGTAATAACTTTATCATAAAGTAATTCAGTACAACGTTCAGCTAAAAATATTGTTTGACCTTTTAATGTTGAATCAGTATTCAACGGAATACCTAAATCACGTAAGTATTTTGAACGTTCAGTTGCAAAATGATAACCTTCAAATTGTGGTAATTCACTTAATGCATTTACTAATGTTGATTTACCAACACTCATTGTTCCACAAAAACCTATTTTCATAATCTATAATATACAAAAAAAGGCTTAGTTTCCCAAGCCTTAATCTAAATGTATTTTATTATTTTATAAATTAAAAATCGAAATCATATAAATCCTCATCTTGCTCAATTTGATCATTTTTATATTCAAGAAAATCTTTATATAAATTTTCATCACTAATTCCTTCATATGCTTTTACATCATCCGCCTTCAAAATTTCATCTAAATATATTTCAATGTGTTCATCTATAACGTTGTGTTGTTTTAAATTAAATCTAACAAATTTTTTAAAACTTTCATAATATTTTTTATTGCTCATGTTTTTATAAGGTGACCAATTTTTAAATTTGTCTATTACTGTATTTCGGGGGATAGCTTTAATCTCAATTAAACGAGAATTTTCAGTTAATTTATTCTCAACTAAAAATTGCTTTAAATCAAAATTATCCATAGTTTATATTTTAATTATAAATATACAAAAGAAAGATTAGCTTTCCTAATCTGTAGTAAAATTTTGAAGCCATGCTTTAAAATCTGTTATTAATTCTTTTAAAGTCATATTTTTATAACTGTCAGGCCCATCAAAATCTATAATATCATTTAAATAATTAATTAAACCATCATTAAATGTTTTAGGTGAATCAAATAAATCTTTAAAGTATTTAAATTGTAATTCTTTTTTTAATTTATCTAAATCAACATAATAAAAACCATCTTCACCATCTTCCCCAGGAGATACAATATCAACGGGTCTATTTAAATTAGATAAGCCGGTATTACCTGGTTGAAGTTTCATATTTTATCTTTTAATAATAGATAGTAAAGTTAATCCAATTACTAGTTGTACGTTGACTCCACTCTATATTATTTTTATTTAGAATTTCTATTAAAGTTTCTATTTTTTCCTCTATAGTTTCCCATTCTTCCTCTGTATAGTCATTGTACTGAATTTCGGAGCTTAGTTCTTTAAGTTCAGGATCATTAAAAAATAATATACCGTAGTAAATATAGATATCATCATCACTATCGTACTCAAAATCTTCGCCTAAATTTTCCCATTTTTCTAGTGAAAATCTTTGTTTACCTACCCCCGTATTTTTAGGAGTAGCTTTAATTTCATTTAACTTGCTGTTTTCAGTAACCATAAATGAAAAGTCTTTATTTTTAGATTTATATTGTTGTTTAGCTTTTTTAATAAACTCAGAGTAAAGTTTAGTTAAAAGTTTAGGGTTATCTTTAATGTTTTTTAATTCAGGACTTGGGTTGTTAGTGATAGTATTATAGAAAAAATCAGATGATTGTTTTACATAAGAATCATATTTTTCTTTGTTTTGTTTAGCATATTGTTTTTGATAATCTAAATACTTAGCATATACTTCAGGATCTTGTTTTAATTTTTCTCTATGTTGTTTATTATACTGGTTAGCTTTTTCTAAATACTTAGCATAGGCTTCAGGATCTTGTTTTAATTTTTTTCTATGTTGTTTAGCATACTGGTTAGCTGCTTGTTTTAATTTTTCTAGGTTTTTTTCTTTGTATTGCTTAGCAGCTTGTTTAAGTTTTTCTCTATGTTGTTTATTATACTGGTTAGTACGTTGTTTAACTTTTTCTGGGTTTTTTTCGTAGTATTGTTTAGCAGATTGTTTAGCGTACTCTCGATTTTTTTCTCGATTTTTTTCGTAGTATTGTTTAGCTTTTTCTCGATTTTTTTCGTAGTATTGTTTTTGAGCTTGTTTAGCTTTTTCTAAGTACTTAGCATAACCTTCAGGATCTTGTTCTCTACGTTCTTTAGTCCAAGCTTCATTTACCTTGCTGTTTTCAGTAAGTTTGTTCTCAATTAAAAATTGCTTTAAGTCAAAGTTATCCATAATTTCCTAATTTGATCCTGGGTCAGGAATACCCCAAGTTATATATATTTTTTTATTAGCTACAGTGTAAGGTTTAAGTGCATTTTCAGAATTAGGTCTAGTACCAAAAAATGTATAATCATTTGATGTTAAAACATTAGCAAACTTTAAAGGAAGAGACATATTTACAACAAAAACAGACATTAATTCGTCTCCTAATACTATTACTTCAGGATTATATAATTTCCAATCTTTGATAAAGTCTTCATAAGTATAATCAGGATATGCTATGTCTTCTAAGTATATTGATTTTCTATCAAGTTTTTCCTCTCCACTATTCATTATGATATCAGTAAATACAGGATTAAGAGATGCTATTTCTTGTTTATTATTTTTTACAAAAGAAAAAAACGGTGAATCTCCTCCTAACTTTATTCCCGTACTTTGAGGATTGATAGTAATTTCATCTAATTCATTATCTATTTCTTCTGTAGTAAAACTATTAGATCCTATTTTAGTAATCTCAAAACTTTCATTATAACCATTAATATTATGTGTAACAATAAATTTAAAATGAAGGGGTAATTTTTGAAAAAATGCTAATGATTCTGCAGAGCTCGCATAAGATTCATCTCCATCCTCAACATCATTCATTTCTTCATATTCAAATATATCATCTATTGTATGGGTTCCCTGGAGTGTATTTGTACGTTTTAATAAATTTAAAAGTTCGCTTATACTTCTAGCAAATCTTGAATTTATATCGTCACTATTGTTACCACCTACACGATAGATGAAATCAGCAAATAATGTTTTCTTAGTTAATAAGGTAAACGGGTTCAAACTATGAAATTGTCCTGTATTTCCAGGGTAGATTTTTACGTCATTTAACTTGCTGTTTTCAGTAAGTTTGTTCTTAACTAGAAATTGCTTTAAATCAAATGAATCCATTACTTTACTTCTTTTTAGCTTTTGGCTCAGGTTTTTTAGTCAAGGCAGCTTGTAATGCTTTAACCATGTTTTCTAAAGCGTTTTGCTCTTCAGGAGAAAATTCATAGTTGCCTTCTTTAAACTTAGCCATAGCATTTTGGAAGTAACCGGTTTCGGTTTTAGGTCTTCCTTTAGCACCAGGTACTGATGGTTCTTTACTGTATTTAGCTGGTTCAGTTACGAAATCACCTGAAACTACAACACCAGCATCTTTCAAAGCAGAAACGATAGGTGCAGCACTAGCTGTATCTGATGATTGGAATTCCTCGTCGGCAATATGGGCTAAAGTACCATAAAAATCAATTGCTTTTGCTGTAAGAGGATCAGTATTAGGGTTAATAGGTTGACCAATTTTATCTTTATATTTTTGGAAATACTTAATTACACGATCGAAACGAGTACTTTTCTTAAAACGGTCAGGTAAGTTAGCCATTTTTTCTTCCCAATCATCAGCTAATTTAGAAGGTTTAGCAATACGAGCCATTTCATCTAAAGCCATTTCATCAACCATTTCTTCTTTCATAGTTTGGATAGGCTTCATATTACCTACATCATAGGTTTTATCAGGTCTTTGAGAAGGTGCTGTGTTAAAGTTTTTAGAATTAGGTCCAATAGGATCACCAACAGTATTAATAGCTTGAGAATCAGGAGATAACTCATCCATAGCTCGTTTAAGGGCAGCTATTACTGTAGATTTAGAAACATTTTTAAGTTCTGAAAAGTCTAATGCAACTTTAAAAGCGCCATCTAATTCCGTAGGTTGATTAATAAAAGATAATTTTGCTACTACGTTAGGAGCATTTCCAATAGCTTTATTTAAGTTAGTTTCATCAGGAGTATTTATAGTTCCTTTAGCCATCTCTCTAACCATTTCTTTTACTTTCTTTTTGGTTAGTTTATTATCAACTGACTCAGTTAATAAAGGGTTATTTCTTAAATACTTGTGTAAATCAAAGTTATCCATTATAATATTTTGTTATAAATATTACCTAATTACAGAAAACTAAAACTTAGTTTTAAATCGTGGATCTTTCATAGGAGGGATACCAGTTCTATTTCGCAATGCTTCTTTATAGTTTTCCTCAGTATACTGGATTCCATGAATATAATATTCTTTTTTACCTTCAGGAGTGATTAAAGCAGGACCTTCCCAATTGTGAAGTTTACCTTCCCACACATAAGCAACTGTACCATCTGCTTTTTTCAATTTCTTTGTAAATTCGTATTTTGTTGTCATATTATATAAAATTGATTATATCACCATCGTACCATGTTTCATCATGGTAATTTAAAATTGAGCTTTGCTCTAATAAAGATTCAGCAACATAAATTGCTTGTGCTCCAGAAACTGTAATTCCTCTTGCACTTAAAGCATCACCCACGAAATGTACGTTAGAAAATTTAGTTAAACTAAGATCTTTGTAACTTACTAAAGGTTCAGGTGAAAGATATTTTACTTCAGGAATATAAATACCCCAATCATCTTCTAGTGTTGGGAATACTTTCTTCATATCATCAATAAAATTAACAATATATTCAAAATATCCTTCAAACGCATCCATTACTTCTATTAATCCTAACCAACTAATTTGGGTTGCACTTACACCATTACCTTCTGATGTTGTTGAAGGAGTACGAGATGGACTATAATATAAACCAGTTTCATTTGATTGTATTTTATTTACAACATTACGCGACCATTTAAATGGGTCTTTAATGTTATTTAATTCCATAATAATACCAAAATTAGTCATCCCATTTAAATATTTAGGATCTTTTTTAGCATGACCATTGTAAGTAACATCACCATAAGTTTCCTCTACAGCAACATAAGCGGCATTATTGTTTGTACAAAATGAACGTAATGATATTCCTTTATCTTCAAACTTACGATATAATTTAAAATCGTAGCTAATATCGATTAGTTTCTGGAAGTGATGTTGTGGTGCTTCAAATCGAACTCCAATTTGTACTGATTTAGGTTCATCGGGTAATGCGTATTCGTTTGCTAATTGTTGAGCAAAATCAATACCTGATTTGCCTACTGCAAAGATAAGTTCATCGTAATTATAATATTCTACTAATTTAGGATTTTCACATACTGCTATTAAATCTTGTTTTTCAAAATCAATACTAATAACTTTAGTTTCCCATTGAAATTCAACACCTTTAGACACTAAATAATCATACCAATTTTTAGCAATTTCGGATAAATAATCTGTACCTACGTGCCATACTGGGAATAATCGTAAACCAAAATGTGGTTTAATAAAATCGGGTTCAGCTACAGGATTTGAACATTGTACTTCTTCTGGTTTAGGATGGAAACGTTTAAAGTTAGTAATAACTTGATCCATTAGTTCCATTGCTTTATCCTCACCACAATACTTAGATAATTGACCTCCAATTGCTGTATGGTAAGTCAATTTACCATCAGACCATCCTCCAGCACCTAACATGCCTGTCATTACTTCCTCGGGTTTGCG